ACGCATCGCTTGGGAAGTTCAGAAGCCTGTCGACCGATTCTTGGTCGACAATTTCACCATCAAGGGTGATTTCACTTGCTACGCGTTCGATGCGGTGCTCTGCGCCGTCAAGAGTGAATTTGAGGACCACCCGCGGCGGCTTTGCCGCAGACCAATTTTTTAGTTGTGGATTTCTAATCCCGCTGACGGTGCTTTCGCCAAATAGCGCCCAATGGATTGCTTCTAATAGGGATGACTTGCCGATACCATTAGCACCTAATTCTGGCTCTGCGTGATTGACGCCCGTCAAGTGGTATAAGCCATAGGAAAGATGCTCAAAGTCGATAGATTGTTGCCGCCCGAAAGACTTGAAGTAAGAGACTGTTAGTTCCTTTAGCTGTAGCTTTGCCATTGCGCTCACGCTCTGTTTTGCTGCTGGTGGTCGTGCAACTGCGCTCGCAAGCACTAAAAATGCTCTGAAGCGATTTAAAACGTTTAGGATTTCTCTATCTGGCGTAGGAAATCGAGACCCAATGAGCTGAGTGCATCAGGAATTGAATGCCGTTTGCAATACTCAACCAGTTGCGACTCATGGGTAACGTGTTTGCCTGCGGCTGTGCGTAATCGTAGTCGCTTGTTGGATTCGACGCGCAGCACTTCGACGCTACATAACATCCACTGCTTGGCGGTACAGCGCTCGATGATGTCCTTTTTGTAGCGCTGCCAATCGCAAAATTCGGCGGGCGGTAACTTCAAGCGTACCTTGATTTGGTCGTTCTTTTTCAGGTCAAGCTTTTCCAACTCGTCAACCTTTGTTATATCTACGATGCGGCGCTGGGGAAATTCGGGCAGTTCAATGTACTCAGCCTTGTTCTTTCTTAGGACTAATACACGTCCACACTGTTTGTTATGGCTAAACTTCACTTGATAGGGGGTGCCTATATAGGTGATTCTTCCCAGTGTTTGCGCTATGTGCACATCACCCGAGAATATCTGGGCCTTTGTTCTTGATTCCAACCACGAGCGTGTTAATGCTGCGTCGAGCTGGTAGCCGTTTTCTGCGGTTGCGCCACGTATCGTCGCATGCATAAAAATATAATCAGCGGCCTTTAGGGTGACTGCATCCCAATCCTGTGTTGGGTCCTTTGTGTGGGGTAATAACAGCACTGAGCCGATTGATTCCTGCATGAGGCGTGGGCGGGTACAAAAATCAATGTTCGGTAGGTGCTGCATGAAACTGAAATAGGGGCACTCAGGGTTAATGCTGTCATGGTTACCAGGCACAATGACGATGGGACATTGGCGGCTTAGCAACACCATAGCATCGACGAGCCGATTAACAAGTTCGCTGCTGTGGTAGTCTTTGGCGTCGGTGAGGTCACCTAGGAAGTAAATGCGCTCAGCTTGCACAGCACGCGCCAATACCTCAAGGTGGAAGAATACCAGCCAATGGGAGCCATCAATTGCACGGCTAGTCAGATGTAAATCTGTTGCCACCAATAAGGTCATTTTGGTATGACTGCCCAATCAAAAAAATAATCCGATGGAAAAATGTACATATTGAGGAAATCGGAATGGACATGGTGGCCCGCAAACCGCATCAGTTTATCCTTGCCTTTAGGACAGAGGCATACGAGGGTTTTAATCCGGTTCTGCTTAATGATTAACATGGGCATCCGGCCAACCGAATCACACAGGGCGGTCAGTTTTTGCCAATGCGTCGCTAACGGCGCTGTCGTGCTTAGATTGATGAGCGAATTAAGCAAGCCAGCGTTATTGATATGCTTGCATTCGATAATGAAAAGGTCGGTAAGTGAGGGGCCATCTTCAGGAGTATGGGCAAGTGCGGTAACATCGCCCCATTGATTTTGGGTCTTCTGGCCCCTGCGGTTGCGCACTGTTGCCCGGCCGCCGCTCATCGCAGAACGCCAGAAGATGTCCTCCCGCGCACCCTGCGATATCCACAATGATAGCTGTTTGCATACGTGCCGCTCAAAGGCGCCGCCCTTGAGTTTGCCGCCACCGGGCCTCATAAGACGCGTCTCCAATCCATCCAAGTATATTTGCCACTGGCACCATATACCTTGATTAGATGCCAAAGTCCCCGGTTGTTTAGCATCCAGGTGCCTATCCTGAGCATGAATGCGACGTGCATTAATATTTCCTCTCAGTTGGAATAAAGGCGGCCTCGATTTCATTCCAAGCAGCTGTTACCGCTGCGCGTAATACTGCTTTGTCCTTTGCTGCGGCGGGTACTGGCACACCCACGTTCTTAAGAAAGTCTATCGATGCTGCGGCATCGTTGATTCCGTAGCCAAAGAGGATTAGGAATTCACACTCCCGGAAGGGCAATCCTATTTTGTTCTTTTTGCACTTCGCTTTGATTCGGATGCTTACAGGCCTCGATACCTTGTTAATCGTCCTCATAATTGTCTGAGTGTGTGATAACCACAAAACCTGCGAGGCGTAGAAATCGAGGGCACGGCCACCGCTGCGCCGGTTGCGCTCGCCAAATGTAATACCGATAGCGTCACGTACTTGCGAGACAATCATCACACAGCAATTACTTGCGCGGATGTGCTTTGTTTGGCGCCTGAAAAATTCGCTGAGCATCGCCGCCTTGTCTGCATGGTAGCTGGGTGCGCCGATTTTTTGCTCAAGTTCTTTTCGTGTAGTGATGGCATCCAAGCAATCGAGGATTACCAGTTTGGGGGTATCGGTCTCCTTCAGTTCTTCTATGTAGGTACAAAACTCTTCCACCGTTGCACAGTCAGCCATATTAACGGCATCGATGGGTATTCCTAACGCACGGGCATATTCTGGGTCAAAGGCGGATTCCGCTTCGATATAGTGCGCTTCGATGCTGGGATATGTGATGAACGCGTTAGCAATCGCCTCCATCGCAAGCAGAGTTTTGCCAGTCGATTTGTCGCCAACAACGTTGACGATGCGCCCTAGGGGCCAACCGCCACCTAGGACGCAATCAAGTACTGCGCAGCCGCTTGAAATGAAATCGATGTTGGTTTTGGTTGACGAGAAGTAAAGCCCGCCAGTGTTGGCGGGCCTTCTCTTTAGCAACAGTTGACGGCGTGCCATGATGGCCTACTTGGTGCGTAGTGCGCGCAGCCGTTGCCGGTAGTCAGTTGCTCCGCTTGGCTTCTTCTCTGCGCTGAGGCCTAACTTTTTGGCCAACCATTCAACGAAATCCGGCAGGGCATCAAATTCCACGTCGTCGGGGATTTCTATCCCCTTGGACTCGGCAAGGTCAACCAAATCATCTTCCTTCATTTCTTGCAGTTCTTCGAGTGTGATGGCGTCTTGAAGCTTGGCCTTTTTTGGTCGATGCTTACCTAGCCGGTCTACGTCCCTCTTTTCCTCCTCCTGTTCCTCCTCCTGTTCCTCCTCCTGTTCCTCCTCCTGTTCCTCCTCCTGTTCCTCCTCCTGTTGTCGTACGGCGGGCTTTTTCCCTCGTGGCTCAAGCTTCACCTTTTTCGGTGGCACTTCTTCCTCTTCTTTGACGTCCTCGGTTAAGCCGCCGCTGAAGGCCTCAGCAAGGTGGTCATAATCATAGAAGATAAGCACGGACTCTATGGGATTGTCCTCAAGCCATTGCAACCAGCGGGCTTGGGTCTCCTCATCATCAGACAGCGGTGATGACTCACGCAGGATTTGCACGCCCACGTACTTGGTGCGTTTTTTCTCGCCTTCCTTGGTGAATGACACGTCGTAACCCTCCTCTGGGTGGTCGATTTGGTAGACCCTCTTCGTCTTTTTGTCCTGGCTGATGTTGATGAGGTCCTTATCAAGGCCCCAGGGCATCGACCAGAACATAGGGCCCTTGCCCTCTTTGCCTCGGTCAACGAGGTACACGCCTACACGGTCCCTCGGTGCCAGCGCCGCCGCGTATTCAGTTTCACCGGCAGCCGCGGCACGCTTGCGTTCTTCGCACATGGGACAAGGCTCATCCTTCATTACCTTGGGGCAGAGGTACGCGTTATTGTCGGGCCCGATGCCGTAGTGGATGGCCAAGTCGAGTCCGTAATACCTGGACTCGCTTGTGCTGGCCGGTGGTAGAAACCGGATAGTATTGTCGCCCTTGTCCGGTGAGAAAAACGGAACATGCGAAAGGACAAAGCTTTCTTGCGATAGGCCGCGGCGTTGTTGCCGCTCCCTGATATCCTCAGCCGTGCGGCCTCGATAAACGAACTTGCGCGAAGCAATAGATTCAGTCTTTGTCTTGCGTAGTTTTAGTGCCATTGCTGGATCTCCTAAATGTGGGGAAGAAATAATCACGTTTCACGTGAAACCATGCCAAGAATATAGCTCGGGCGTAGAGGTAAATTACAACGGGCGCGGCAATCATTACGCCCACGATGATAGCCGTCTTAGTGAAGCTTTCCATTTTTAACGTCGGGCCTTTTTCACAGCATCGCGTTGCCGCAAATAGCCTTGCCGTGCGAGGCCGCTGGTTGATGCGGTGTCGGCCCCACGGTCACTCCAATACCCTGATTGGAACATGTCAGCAAGCTTCACCAGCATCCGGCTACGTTGCTCAAATGCGGTCTGCAACGCGAACCATTGCGCGGCCTTGAGGGCTAATGTGTTAACCAAATCGGCGGCAGTGCGGTGTCGTAGGTCTCCCAATACTGCATCGTTAACCCTGCTGTCTGTAGGGCGGGTGCCGCTGTGCTCCATTTCTTTGCGGTACTTGCTGGATAGTTCGGCGTCGATGCGGATTAGTTGTTCCTTCGCCGAGTCCTTCAGGCTGAATGCCAGCGCGGCCTCCCGTGCTACGTGGTAATAGAGCTCAGCCTGCCGGCAGGCGGCCTCGTCTAGTGCGTTTTTATCTAGCACTAATTGGCGCTCGAAGGCCACCAGCTGGCTAACGTCCGGGAGGTCCTGGTGGGGATCTTGGGGCTTTTTTAATTTCAGGGTCATGGGGATTTTGGTACGTAGTAATTAAAGCGTAAGTGATAAGCAACGCGCCTCCGACAATGAAGGCGGCTGCCGGGTGTACTAGCCAAAGCCCATATAGCAGCAAACAGAAGCCGCCAATAGCCAAGCAATCGAGTAAGGCTTGCTTCTTCATAGTAATAGTTGCCCGAGGGCAAGCAGTAGTGAAGCCTTTTTATTTTGGAATGGCACATCGAACTGGGCAAGCACTGCAAGCAAGCGTTCTGCTTGCTTCTCACTGCCCTGGTTAAGGACGCAACTCGTGACATAGTTTAGGACTACAAGTCTGACGCCTTCGACGTTTTCATCTAATGCCTGCACGTAGGAAACTGCCTTCGCCCATGTGAGCCTGCCTGCAACCAAGTCACGCACCAATGCAATCGTTGTGTCCTCTGCTGTCTGTGCGTGTGCGAATAGCTCTTTTGCTTCACTCACTGAAATTATACTGCTGACCATAGACAAGTAGACGAGGGCTTGCCTGACGCTGCCATCTGCTTGGCGTGCCGCGAGTTTCAGCACATCATCAGAGACACTGGGTTTATATGTGGCCGCGACCGATTTAAGGTGTGCGTAAAGCACATCCCATTTAACTGGACGCAACTGGTACGCATGACAGCGCGTCTTAATAGTCGCAGGTATCTTATCTGGATCCGTCGTGCAGAATGCCCAATATATGTGCGGTGGCGGCTCCTCGGTACTTAAGAGTAGGGAGTTCCATGCCTGGCGGCTGAGGGCGTGGCACTCATCGATGATAATGAACCGGATTGGGTTACTG